GCGAATTGCACGGTCTCGCGCGCAATTCGCGCCTCGTTCAGCCACCGCTCGGCCACCTGACGGCCTTCGGCACGGGTGAGCAGCATGGTGAACTCCGTAGCCGACACTGCGTGGGTTTCCTCATCGGGCAGCACAGCCTCCTCGGAGATCACATCATAGCTGGCATCCGCCTGGATGAAGCGCAGCCGCACTCGGCCCGACAACGCCGCATCGGCCTCGCGCGTCTGCACGAGGGTGGCGTCCATGTCACTGCTGACAGCAAAGGTTTGCGGGTCCAGCGCCGTCTCGCGCAGACCGTTGCGCATGCGAAACATCAACTCGCCATCCCGCTCGATCGCGTCAAAACCGTAGCGCACCATCAGCGGCTGCAAGGACGCGCGCGCATCGCCCACATCGGCCACGCCATAGCCACGCACCAGCCCATAAAGGCTGTCTGTATTGACCGCACCCACACCCGCCCGGCTGCAAATTTCTCGCACCACAGACGCCAGACTGCGCGACGACGTCCGCCCGTTGAGCCAGTGGCCCCGCGCATAGCTTTCCCCGTCGCTCCACAGATCGCGGTTGTTGGGGAAAAACGGATAGGGTCGCACATCCCACGCCCAGACGAAAGCGCGGCTCATATCAATCATCGAGCCCTCATATTCGATCCCGTCGGGGTTGTTTTCCGGCTGTGCCCAGTAGTCGATCATCGCGCGCAGGTACTGCATCTGGATCAGATCATCACGCGCCCCGTCCGAGAACCGTGGCAGGCTGCTTTCAGACGATTTCAGGTCCAGAAACTTGTTCGGCTGATTAGTGCCCTTATCAATGGCAGCACAGCCATATTCCGTGAACCAGACGGGCTTTTGACCCTTCAACCAAGGGGTAGGCTCGTTCGCGCGCACACCATCTACGCGCTCGTAGTGCAGGTTAGACCACCAGTTGCGGATATCTTTGTAGCGGTAAATCCATGGCTCGTCGTGCGCCCCATCGGTAATGGGCGTACGGATCTGCGCCGCGCGCTCCTCGACCGAGCCGTAGTACCAATCGTACCCTTCACCGCCCTCAATGTTCGCTTGCAGATAGCCAAGGTTGTAGATGTCATCCCAGTTCTGCGCATCGACATGCTCGACCCCATCGCGCCAGTCCGACAGCGGCATGTAGTTGTCGATGCCGATGAAGTCGATGTTGCCATCCGCCCATAGCGGATCAAGATGAAACAGACGGTCGCCAGAGCCGTCCTGCGGCTGGTAGCCGAAATATTCGCTCCAGTCAGCGGCATAGCTGATTTTGGTATCCGGCCCGACGATGGCGCGCACCTGTGCCGCAAGGTTAATAAAAGCTGCGACAGCCGGAAAGCTGTTGCGCCCGTCGCGGATCTGCGTGAGCCCGCGCATCTCGGAGCCGATACAGAAGGCGTCTACGCCCCCCGCCGCCTTACACAGCGCCGCATAGTGCAGGATGAACCGCGTCAGCGTCCATTCCTGCGGGCCTGAATAGGTCACACTTCCGTTTTCAATCACAAAATCAGAAGCCTGCACAGTGCCGAACAGCGCGGCAACTTCCGCAGCCGCAGCAGGTGTGGTATCGGTCGTTCCCGCGTGACTGGGTGCCAATGCTGTCGTAATCCGCCCGCGCCACGGTAACGCCGGCTGACCCTCCTCGCCTGTATAGGGGTTCGGCAGGGTGTTTCCGTCCAGTTGGTCCATAAGGATGAACGGATAGAACATCACCGAAGTGCCGCGCGCATTCATCGCCTGAATGGCTTCGACCACTGCAGCATCCGCAGGGGTGCCGCCATAGACCGGCCGGTTGTCGTCTCCCCGTGCGATCACCTGCGCAGTGCTGCGTGTCAGGCCAGAAACACGCCATGGCATTTCATCGCCCTCGATCAGCGCGTCCTCGACCTTGGGCTGGACCAGACATGCCCCCGCCCGCAAATCAGAGCCGAACCAAGACACGACCAGGGACGCCGCCTTGAGCGCAGGCACCTCCGCCTCCAGCGCGTCCAGAGAGGTGGTAAAGTCTGGCTTGCCCGAGGGCGAGTTGATGTTGGCGCTCCAGCGTGACTGGTTTTCACCCTCATAGCTGACCGGCGTTGTAGCCAGCGAATATTCGCCGGTGCCGGGGATCAACGCCACACCTTCCACACCGTAAGGCAAGGCATGCGTCGCCTCAGGCGCGCCGCGCTGCTCGGGGCGGATCACCTCGAAACTGAACTGCGGCACACGGTTGCCAAAGCGCTGCAACGCCAGCGCCTCCATCACCACATAGGCGGTACCGCGATAGGCGGGGACCATGCCCTCGCCCTCGATCGCCTCCATCAGCGGATCGGGTTGCTGATCGCCGCTGCCGGTGTAGACAGTCATGTTCAGATCATCGGATGCTATCTCCTCGCCATCGGCCCAGACGCGGCCCACACGGGTAATCTCACCCTCGCAAAAGGCAATCGCTACGTTGACAGAATAGCTGTATTCGGTGGTTTTGGGTTGGGACGGCCCGCCCTTGCCGCCGCCACTGGTGCTGCTGACCTCCTCGAAATCAGAGGCCCAGATCACTTGGCCGCCCAGCCGCAAGCGGCCATATAGCTGGGTGACAGGATCGCCCTCACCCGCGTTGGTCAGGCGGAACCGGTCCACCCTGCCCGTCTCGACAGCCTGCGCGCCGCTGCCAAGGATCTTCTGATCCACCGCACGGCCCAACGTCGCACCCACTGCGCGCCCGATCGCAACCGACGAAAGCCCCGCAAACGTCCCTCCAACCGAGCCGCCAACCGCAGCACCAGCCGCAGAAAATAATATCGTCGCCATCAGATGACCTCCTCGGGAAATTCAAAACACGCCACCACACGGCGGCGCCAGGGCGCCGACAGCGGACTTTCGACCACGCCATGACGCGAATAGGCATGGATAAAGCGCGGGGCATCGCCCGCCTGTGACAGGATGCCCAGATGCTTGGCCACAGCGCCGTCGCGCATGCGGAACAACAGCACATCACCGGGTTGCGCCGCAGTTGCGGGTTTCGCAGTCAGATGCCGCAACGCCGCCGCCCAGAGACGCTCCTCACCCTGCGGCTCCGACCAATCCATGGAATAGGCAGGCACGGCCTCCGGCTCGGCCCCGTGCACCTCGCGCCAGACGCCGCGGATCAAGCCTAGACAATCACTGCCCGCGCCGCGCACCGCAGATTGATGCACGTAAGGGGTACCGATCCAGCCGCGCGCGGCGCCGATGATGTACTGCTTGCTCATCTCAGTGACCCGCCCGTATTGGCTTTGCTGCTACTGGGCACCGACACCACCCAATCCTCGCCGGGCAGATCGGGAAAGCCCTGATAGTTGTCAAAATTGTTGAACTTAAGCCTGCACGTCTCCACCCGCTTGTCACAGCCCGCCACAAGCCGGACCTGAGTGCCCTCAGTCACCAGCCCGCGAATGGGCTCCCACAGCTCGACCACTCGCGCGCCGTCTAAAACGCGGTCGGATTTGACCGTGCCCCAGATGCCCGCCGCTGGCCCGTCCAGCACCTCCAGCCGCCCGCGCATAAACCAGTCCGCATCGAAACTCTCGAACTCCCCCCAGACAAAGCGCCGCGCGCCCGTGACCGTCTGCACCGGCAGCGCATGGGCATAGCCTTCCTGCACCAGATCAAAACGGCAATTCCCGTCGCCCAACACCGCCGAGCACGGCTTTTGATAGACCCGCCCCAAAGGCCGGTTCAGCCCCTCGGTCAGCCCGCGCAGTTCCGCCCGAAAACCACCGCCCGCGCGCGTAAGCTCGCCCAACTTCCCGCGAAAGTTCAGCCAGTGCTGCGCGGTATCTGTCCAGTTCACTATCCACCCACGCACCTCCGCCCCGTCAAAGCGCCCCTGCTCGATCTCGTCCTCGCGCAGGCTCGCGTCCGACAGCACCCCCAGCGCCTCGGTGTTGTCCACAGACAGGCCGGTGGATTGCGCCAACGCCAGTGCGCTCAGCCCCGTATCGGCACGAAAATCATAGCCCGCAAAGCTCAGCGGCAGATCATGATCGGTAAAGGCGAAAACCGCACCATCCTTGCGCGTAATCGCCCAGGCATGGCAAACGGTGGTCAGCCCACCGCCCAAGTGAGCGGCCAGTCCTTCATTGAAAGCGGCACTCATACCCGCACCTCACGCACGGGAATATCCGGCACCTGACCTGCGTGGAAGCTGGCGATGTTGGTGAACAGGCTATCGCTGTCAAAGCGAACCGGCACATCGAATTCGTAGCCCGCATAGATCCGAGTATCGGGATCGGGCGCATTGAAAAACGTGATGACGCCCGTGGTCTCATCCACCGTGTAATCCACCATATCGCGCTTGTCGTCCTGCTCAACCGCAACAAGAACACTACCCTTCACAGGCTTGGTGATGGGCCGCGCGTAGGTGTGATCTCCCGAGCGGTAAGTCTTGATGATCTGGAACTGCGTCCGCACACCATCGCCCGTAGCAATCTGCTGATCCCCGCGCGCAATCTGTACCGAGGGCTTGCAGGATTTGAAATCCGACCAGTCCTTCCAGCGAAACCCATACATCTGGCCATAGCGCGCCTCGTAAAACGCAATGACCAGCTCCACATCGTCGAGCGAGCGCAGCCCCAGCCCCGCGTCATAAACCCTGCGCGAATGCGCCCAGGGCGTATTCCGCTCCTCATAGCCGTTGGCCAGCGTGACCACATCCACCCGCCGCTGCGGCCCCCCCAGCGCCCCGAAACTCAGGTTCGCCGGAAACTGTACCTCGTGAAAGTTCATCGCAATTCCCCTCGCTACCTGTTTTTCTGGCCAGCGCTCAGCGCACGGCTCATCTGTGCGGCAATTTGCCCGCGCGAACGTTGAAAGCCTGCAACGTCTGGCGTTGTAATGTTCATCACCACAGTCGCCGCACCGCCGCCGCCGGCCGCGCGCACACCCAGCTTGCCATCAGGGCCGCGCGCCAGCGGCATGATCGCCTCCGGCCCGGCCTCGCCCATCACACCCATCCCGCCGCGCATGCCAAAATGCGTCGCCTGAGACACAACGCCCCCGTCCGCAAAGGGCATCACACGCCCCTGACTGAACGGCGCGCCATTGGCGAACGGCAAGATGCCCTGCACCAGCCCTGCCACCCCCTGGGTCAGCAGCCCGCCAAAGTGATCCGTCACCGGCTTGATCGCCGCGGTATAGGCGCTGTTGGACAGCGACTGCGCCACCGTGCTCAACGCGTCCGACAGTTTCATGCCGTCAAAAACCACACCGTCAAACGCCTTGCGCAACCCACGGCTCAGCCCCTTTTCTAGCGTTGCCACATCCTTGCCAGTTGCCGCCAGTGACGTGCTCATCCGCCGCAATTCACTGTCGAAGCCCGACACCAGAATGCTTGTCTGCCCCAGCGTCTGGTTCAGCACCTGCGCGTCTGTAGACAGATCGTCGAAACCGTCATCGCTACTCATCATTGTGTTCCTTTTTATTATCGGGATAGGCCGCCATCAGGGCCGCTAATCCGTCACTCAGCATCGGTGCGGTGCCGCTCCCGCTACCCAGCATCAGCTGCAATTCCGCAGGGGTCAGCGCCCAGAACTCATCGGGCTTCAGCCGCAGCCCGTGCAGCCCCGCGCGCATCAGCGCGGGCCAGTCAAAACCGGCACTCACGGGGTCACCGCAAACGCCCGCGCCAACAATTCCGCCGCCGCCTGCGCCGCGCGCATCGGCCCGCCTTTAATCTCGGCCCGCGCCAGCGCGTCGGGGTCCATATCCACGCCGCCACCACGCAGGCCCGCACACAGCAGCGCTAGCACGTCCCGCGTGCTGAACCCTCCATTCTCGAACCGCTGCACCAGCGCCATCAGCGACGGCTCCGCCAGATCCTCCTCCAGCTCGGCCAGCGCGCCCAGCGTCAGCCGCATTCTGTGGGTCTGGCCGTCAACGACCAGACCTACTTCTCCCCGCCAGCGGTTTTCCATGGTCATTCAACCGGATCGACATAAGGCACGAACTGCAACTGCCCGGCGGACGCCAGCGACAGCTCATAGGTTGCCTCACCATTCAGCTGACCTGCATATTCAAGCGAGGTCACCTGAAACGGCCCCTGCACGACACCGAACTCGGGGATCACCACCTGAAAATCCGGCGTCAGACCGTCAAACAGCAGCTGGCGCGCCCGCTCGTCCGTGGCCGCATCGCGGAAGACGCCCGATCCCGAAATCGCGGCCGA